GGCTGCCACTGAACCTGACCAGGAGAAGAAGAAACGCTGCGATGACCGACGTGAACCCGACGACATGTCGTCGTGCAGTTCATGTGGATGGCATCGTGGTGAGGCTATGGAAGAACAAGGCAATGTATTCGGTACGACCGAAGAACAGCTCAAAAAGGAAGAAAACCAGAATGTATGGTATAATCCGACTATGGAGCTATCGCGCTTTGATGTTCCCATGGCTGCACAGAGCCTGTCAACATTGACGGCGGCAGGTATACGCGATTTGTTCGCAGCCAATTGTGTGCGCATTGAAGTGCACGCATTGGATGCAACGCATGCAGTGCGCATGCGAGCAGTGTACCTGAAGGGGCAATACATGATGTTCAACCGTCATGCTCTGCGTCTTGGTAGTCGATATCGAATGAAGATATTCGACTCAGCAGACATGCCTGGTGTCACATCAAACGTGACCGTTTACTTCAATCTCAGTGAAGTGAAGGAGATTGTGGAACGTGACGTTGTCATCCTAAAGGTGACCAATGCGCCTCCGCGCAAGGACATTCTGAAGTTCTGGAACACAACACAAATTCCCACGACCCGTATGGTTTCGATCAAACGGCGTATGGATGGGTGTGTTGAGTACAACGAATTATTCAATGTCTCGTGTTGCCAGGCATTTCCAGTTGAAACCTTGGGTGTGAATATGGACGTGTACATGGGCATGGGCCAGGAAGAAACGCAAGTCGGTGACTGCGGCTCCCTTGGTGTCGCCATGACTCCTCAAGGACCTGTTGTTTTGGGTCTCCATACATTGGGACACAACCGCACAGCAGGCTTTCCCCATATCACACGCGAGCAACTTGAAGCTTGTTGTGATGATGAATTAGCGAGTGTTGAAGAAGGAGGCGATCCATTGCTTTCACTACATGGTGAGCAATTGAATCCTCCCCATCAGCGTAGCGTGGTGCGATACCTGGACACAGGTGTTGCGCGGATCTACGGCACTCTACCGGGCCATCGACCTCGACCTCGGAGTAAGGTGTGTGACACACCACTCCAACATGAAATGTTGGAGCACTTTGGAGGTGAGGTTGATCACGGTAAACCTGTGATGCAAGGTTGGGAACCAGTGCACAAGAATGTGTGCGAGATGGTCAAACCCTTCACAGACATCGATCAACAGTTGCTTGATCATTGTGTTGACGCGTACGTGACAGATATCCTGGAGGGTCTGTCAGCAGAATACGGGAGTGATGCTTGGAAACAAGAACTCGTTTTCCTTTCTGAAAGGGCGGCGATCAATGGTCTGCCTGGAGTCAAATTCATCGACTCGATCAATCGCAGCACATCCATGGGACATCCATGGCATGGGCCAAAGAAGAACCACTTGCAACCAGATGTGACAGATGAGTACCCAGATGGGGTATCTTTCACACCTGAAATCGAGA